TTCTCCATCATCTACAACAATCCATTGTTGAGGTTTCAGAGTTTGTCTCCACATCCAGTATTTCAATCTTTCAAAACTCTCTGGACGATCTCCCGTGCAAGTAATAACCGTAATATCGGATCCTTGTGAAACCTCATTCATTACGGTTATTCTTTTACTTACTTTCCGATTATCTTCGAGAAGTATGGCACTTCGGTAACTCTGACCCACTTCATTCATATACAACCGGGCATTTTCTTCTCCAACCCATTTACGAAGCTTGGTCAACTTATTGTCCACTCTATAATAAGAAGAATCCGGATTATGTCCTGTACCAATTCCTTTTCTTCCTTTTAATCCTTTTATAGAGCAATGAAGATGCAGTTTATCAGAATCATCAAAGAAGATATGCTTTTTAGGGATCGGTTGAGCCCATAATCTGCTGTCTATGTATGGATCTCCAAGCAAACATGTCTTTAAGTTCTTCAGTATCGAATCACGAAAACCCGTTTGGCAAAAGCTCACATGCCGATAATTTCCTATTCGTCTGTATTTCATAATAGGAAGCATGTAATATCTGGCATGTCCTTCTCCGACAAGATCAAACTTGTTCAAGTAATCACTCATCACCTTAACATAGTTTGGACCATACCAATCATCATCCTCGATGATAAGAATCTTATCACCTTTGATATGAGCAAAAGATTCTTTCAAATTCAGGAGTAAGGTGTGTCCTTCTCCCTCATTGGGTTCTCTTCTGTGATATTCAAATTCTCCTCGAAGTTCTTCCCTAATGGGAGTCCAACCATCATCTATAACAATCCATTGATCCGGTTTCACCGTCTGAGAATTCATCCATCTTCTGCAAAGATCAAAAGCTTCCGGTCGGTCTCCTGTGGTTGTGATTGCTGTGATCATACCTGCCCCTCATTTCTTTCCCAAGATCCTTCAATCTCAGGAAGATTCTTTGTTGCTCTGGATGTTCGTGTTCCCGCTACATCATGACGAATCCAAGTTGGGGAAACACTTTTCCAACTGAATCCTTGTCCTGCTGTGTGTCCTAATCCTGGAAATTCTTTTAAAATCTTATCCGATAATCCTTTTTTATGGATATCCAACATAGCAAGGAAGCTCGGTGCTCCATGATGTACATACGGATAGAACTTCCTGTAATTCTTAATCTGGAGTAAATGAAAATATGGATGGAGATACTTCATTCCGGATTCTTTATGGTGATGAGGATTAACACCATAGTCAAACCCATCAAATCCAGTATGCTCAAAATAACCCACTCCATATGTATCATCCTCCATTAAATCAAGCATACCTTGTACAGGAGATTTGATCATCTCTATATCGGAATCAAAAATCAATGCGAATGGTGTTTCCGTGTAATGAATACCAACACACATTCCCCTACCGTGTCCGATATTATACCCAACTTGAACCACCTTAGTATAAGGACCAGACAGAGATAAAACGTATTCATAACACGGATCCTTCTCTTCTGAACCGTCTACTATGATTATTTTCATAGTTGGATGTTGATCACGGACAGATTGGTACGCTCGTTTTAGCAAATCCTTGGTATTACAACAAACTGTAATTCCTGTCACCAATGTATTCATATCGTCCCCTGGGTTACCCTAATAAAATTATCCAATTGTAATTGGAATATTGTTTCAAACCAATCGTAAGTTTCCCTTAACTTTTCAGGATTGATCGTACTCTTGGCTTTTTCTTCTTCCTCTAATCCGAAACCAATACCACCAGAATTCCATGTATCCAGAGATTTACAATCCTCTAATGTCCAGTAATCATCAGGGATTAACACTACTGGGCATCCACATAATCGAGCAATTTCATTCATTGCCGAAATGCAATCATAACTGTAAAGAACGGTGCATTGGTTAAGAATCTCCCGAAGAGCATTCTGACCATGTTCTCCTCGATAATCAAGTCCTGTTCCCAAGTAAGGAACCGGTGTACAATGTGGAGCTTGTCCCTTACCTCTATAATACAAAGGACCCACTCTTTCCATCTTCTTATCATAAAATTGATTCAAATCCAAATAAGGCACCGTCAGAATTCGAGAACTAGGTAAACCAATCTTTCGATTAAAGAAGTTGGAAAATGCAAATTGGATGTCTTCTCTGGAAAAACCTTTAGGTCCACCAAACATACCAGGAACATTCAGAAGGTACCGAACGATAGTACCACACCCAAAAACATTACCTCCGAATACCTCCGGATATACAGCAATACAATATTTCCTATCAACCGTACATTTTGAAATGTGCTTCGCATCCACTCTTGGATCAGGTGCTAAGGTATATACTATTCCCGGAAATCTTTTAGACAAAGCATCCGCTAATTTATGAAGCACAATATTTCCAGCAGATGAATTATCCCAAGGATACGTGTAGATGAGATAAGGTTTCATCGGTTCTCCTGATAAATGGAAAACTGAGATAAATCTGGATAAGGTAATTCCAAGTCTTCATTCTCTTTGGGAATCCCAGTTATGGAATCATAAAATTGGTTCATCATCAATAACCCTCTTGCCGCTTTTTCTGGTTCCATGTAAAAGTTCCAACCAAGCATATCAAAGTGGTCATCATGATAGGAGCATTCTCTTCTTCCACTGAATCGAGCCCTTTTGAACCAAAGATAAGCATCATAATTATCGGTCAGAATCGCACCACCTTTGGATAATTTCAGATGTTTGTACGGTCCTGTAAAGGATAAACATTGATAAGAATCTGGTTCATACATATCAAAAGTGAATCGAAGGGCTGAATCAATCACCTTTGATCCTACAAGCCAGTAAGCTCCTTTAAGAGTTTTTCCGTTAGACTGATGAAATCGTACAATACCACCAGCATGGATGATTTCACAAGGAACAGAAGGATAAGTTCTTGCTGGAATAACAATTTCTTTTCCTCGGACATCATCATAAGTCAAAGCAAGAAACAAAGCGTTACTCTGGTTATCAAGAGCAACCGCATACGGAGCACCAGTATATCTACATAAAGCAGTTTCAAAATCAGAGGTGATTTGGTGTGGATTCCGACTATGGTTTATCGTTTGCATTTCGGTATTCCTCCAAAAATTTCTTTTCCAACTCTAAAACATCTTTTTTCCTAATACCAATCATTCTTAAAGGATTGCCAGCATATATCTTCCACTCAAGACAGTTATCTTTTACCAAAGAATGGGCTCCAATAGCCACTCCTTTGCTCAAACAAACTCCTGGTAGAATGGTTGATCGTGCTCCAATAATAACGTGTCGATCTATCAGAATCGGCATTCCTTCATGATACACAGGTTTGTACCTCTTAGGAATCTGTGGTCCGATTAAGGATGCTCCACTAAAATCATCAGATTCCGACAGAAGTAGGCAATACGCCGCGATATTACAGAAGTCACTCATCACAATTCCAGAACCCCCAAACATGGATACATTGCTGGCAATATGACAATGGCTACCAATTCTGATTCCCCGTCCTCCAGAAATGATACAATTTGCATCAATTCTGACATTATTTCCGATTTCTATTCTCTGAGGATTAAAGAACCTTGCGGATTTATCAATCATAACATTAGTTCCAATACTTTTAAAATCCATTAATCTCCTCCAAATCTAGCTTTATCAGTGGTTGTAAATACACTGTCATACCATAAAACATTGTCCGTACGTTTGGTAAGATGCTTTAAAAACACACCATCTCCTCCCCTATACGGCATAAATCGATGGATACTACTTTTCCAAAGATCCTTTTGTACAACAGCACAAGCGGTATCTATAACCCCACGATCTGCTAACATCCAAATACGGGGCATAATACCAGAAGGTCTTAACGATTTGAAAAATAAAATATCATATGGATTTTCACTCAAAATGGTTTTTATTGTTTCCACAAAATGGTCAGATGTTACCCAAACATCATCATCCAATATAAAAACATACTTGCCATTTACTCTGTTTCTATTGAGGAATAAGGATTGATTGGCTTGTTCGATACCTATACCAATAGGATCTTCAATGATAATGTGTTCAAAGTCCTTATCTGTTTGGGATTCAAGACTTTGAACACACCGGGAAAGAAGTGCTTTTCGATTCGTAAGATGTCTGGTTACGATTGACAAAAATGGCATTATTTCTTGATCACAATCTTTTTCTTTTCTGGTTGTTTCTCTATCGGTTTTACTCCAGGTTTCTGTGTATCTCCAGGTTTCTGTGTACCAGGAGAATTCTGTTTCTTCATTGGTTGAAGCCCTTCCTGATCCATCTGTTCTCCGCCCTCATCTAACGGAACAACAGGAGGCGGGTACTTCTCATCTTCGGTAGCCCACTTCAACCTCAACCGACTGTAGTTTCCAAATCCCATTCTCTTTGCAATCTCAGAATTCGGCACCTGGAGAGTATCATATACAGAACCATGTTTTACTCCCAAGAAAGCTTTTGCCTTCGATTCAGGATCGTTGACTTCTGAGACCGGGTAAGTTACATCCACTAAAAACATCGGTTGTTTCTTGACAGTTTTAAATACAGGCTTCTGTTTTTTGTAGTCAACAGCTTCACGAACACTGAATTCCTTCGGAAAATCGCCTACTACAGCTTTCAAAAAGAATACTGCTCTATAGAAGTCATACTTTAAAAAACGGTCGAAATAAGCAATCTCATCCGACATTCTATCCGACATTGGTCCACGAGAAGCTTTCACGGAAGCGAAAGTTCCTTTACTCTGTCCAGTGGACACATCTTCAGGTTCATTCAATCCACCTGTAACCATGTGCAAGATGTCCGTATCTGATTCACTGATATTTGGAAGTTTCGGAGTCTGGGCTTCCATCTTCATACCAGGAGGAAGAATCAAAGTGGAACCCGGAGTTTTCTTTGCCATGATTCCTGTTTTTCTACGTTCCTCATCTGACAGAGAAAGCCATGTTCTGAATGCTTTTGGATCCTCAATATAGATTACCCAGACATAAGCCCCAGCGGACTTCTTATGGTCAATCTCATACTTCTTGAGAGTTTCATAATGGTTCAACCATTCAAGAATTGTTCGGAGATAGGATGTGTTCCGCTGAGTGATAAAAGACTTATCCCACGAAACGATGAATCTTTTGAATCCTTTCAACTTCTTGAATTTCGGACTTGCATCTCGGGAATCAGCAATTAAAGTTTCATTGAATCCCGTACTCTTTTGGACATACTTATACAGATCAGGGTAGTATGCCAAGAATATCGACGGAACTATAATGGTACCTTTCTGATTTAGAGGATCATTAGAATCCACTGTCTTAATATAATAAGCCAAAGGCATTGTTGTCTTTGTCGGATGATAGATCACACCATCAGTTCCACCACCACCGACGTTTTTCGGGTCGATGAAGTCTACCTCCACAAAACTATCTTTATGAATTGTCACTCCCAAAAATAGTTCACCTTCAATTATGGAACGCCCAACAAATTTACTCCAGTAATTGTATAACTGATTTCTGGGATCAAATTCCGTCTCAATAATAACATCATTAACTTCTGCAATTTCGGAAGAAACCTCGAATCCCCACCCAGTTAAACGTCCTACCTGACCTCTTACAGAAGTACCTACATAAGGATTCTTATTGAACTTTGTCCAGCAAACTTGCTGTAAGGACTCTCTGGACATTGTCGGATCATAGATATTCTGAACAAAACCATCAGCATCTTTGTACTGAGTTTCTTCATCGGTAGGGGTATATTGCCAAGGTAATGTGAACTGGAGAGCAGCAATTTCACTGTCATCCAGTTTTTCCAATGCAGAAATTGCTAAATTTAAATGGTTTTCCATCATTTTTCCTCTCTTTTTCGCCTATTTTTATTTAATTTCCTACGAAAAATACGTAAAAATGGCCCAAAAGTCAAGCAAAAATTAATATTTTGCAGCAAAACCAGTGTTGGTTATCATAGTTCCGAAGTAATAATTGTTTCTTCTTTCTTTAAAATCGTTCGGTGTAAGGGCTCTTCCACCATAAATACACCATGCGGAACTGAACATTACGTCATCCTGGATACCATTTGTCTCCATTTTCTCAGCGGAACCAAACCATTTCTTGTCAGAATCGTGGTAAAATATCTCTGCTTCCTCTCTAAATATGTCTGCGGATCTACTTCCCATAACTCCCAGGGGAGAACATTTCAATCTGGCACCCGTAGCAAGCAAATAAAACTCCGAAAAAGAAGCTTTCTGTTTGTCATAAGTGGGGAAGATTGCCTCGAATTTTACCCCTTTTTCTTCAAACCAAGACACCAAATCCCAGATTCCCCAGCGTTCTGAACATATGGAATCTATCCCATCAAACTCATCCATGATGTTTTGGAGCACTGTTTTGATGCTTTCCAGTGAATGATCAAGGATATTTGCCACGTGTAGATAGACATAAACATAGTTCGGAATGTTTCCTTCTTCAGTTAAGAAGGGTCTGGAACCTGATCCAGGTAATCCTTTTGCTACACAAGTCAGAATAGTTCTGGCTCCTTTATTAGAAACCTTCATTGGATCGGCTCTATCTAAACCAACGAGAATAGCCCATTTCGTATCCAATAGGTTCCCTAATCGTTCAAGATCATCTAAAGTAGCCATTTGTGGTTGCCCCAGATCATCTCTGAGAGGTATAAACTTCTCAATTGGAATCAGTCTTTGCTTTGTCTCACGTATGATCTTTAATGCTGTAGCATCCGTCGTATCCCGCGTTTTACCGTTAAATAACTCATCTTTCAAGTTCTGTTCTGCTTTCACTTTTTCAGCTAGGATTTGCATCAGAACCTGTGAATTCATCATTACACCATCACAACCAATCCACTGTGTAGCTTCCAATGCTTCATCTGAAAATACCTTCAAAGAAGCTGATCCCCAAGTATTCAGGAAGTATCGTTCAAATTCTGCTAAAGGAAATTTACTTCGATAAGAATCCAACTGTGGTTGAGACATATTCGGATTCCAGTAATCCTCAGATTGTCCTTTCGGACTGAACCGATAAGAGAAGAATAATGAAGGGTCTTTTCTATGGATATAAGTATCATATAACTGATAAAGGATATGGGATTTTGCGGAAACAGTGGAGTCGATAACTCCGAAAGCATTTGGAATATTCCGAATAGATCCATCTAACTGGACAAAGAATTTCGGATTCTTCATATCGAAGATTTCAGAGAATGTATATCCAGTAATATTGGAAACAATTCCTGAAAACGATGAAATAGCCTTAATGACAGAAACATCATTTCCTTGATCATCAGTCAATCGAATCTTTTTCTCAAGGATGTTTCGTTTTCCAACCGCTGCAAGTAGTTTAGGGCTATTAAGAATGATGTCTTTAATAATGTCAAAATGGACGAATGTAACCTGATCCTTTGAGTTTGCACCAAGAACGATTTGTTGTTTCGACCAGTTCATGAACTTCCACAACTGGATCAAACAAGCCAATAACGATTTCCCTTCTCCTCGCATCCAACAGAAAACGATCAAGCGGTGAATAAATTCCCCGTCAACCATCCTCAAAGCAGTTCGGCAAATCTCCGCTTGGGCTTCCCATATTGATCTATACGATTTCCCTGTCTTCGGATTTATCTCTGTAGGTAATTCGGAAATCGCACACCACTGAGCCATTGTTGCTCCCACAGGATAAATCGGTATGTACACATTTTCCTCACACCACTTTATAAACCCTTCTGGCCCATCCTTATAATCAATAGGTTCGTAAATCTGATACGGTTCTAGGGCATCCACATCAATGGCATGATTCTCTATGGCTGTAAACAGAGACACCACTCCTTCGGAATTTGCTACCACTTTTTCCTTATAGTATTTTTCCGAATGCAAGGATTTTACTAATTTCTTGGTTTTCTTCACCGCGGATTTCGTCACAGGTTTCCGCTCCTGTATATCCCGATGGATCCGTATCCTAGGTTTCTCGGTCATCTAATAATTCCTTTCCGCGATCCGGTTTCCTGGGATATCCGCTTATAGTATTCGGGATCACCTTTCTCGAAGTCTCCAGTGGAACTAACTCCGACCGCTGAAGCGGACGAAACTCTGGGTTTACCTGAAAACTCAAATGTCAGGTGTAAGTCTTTCCACATCACAGCTATTGTCTTTAAAGTATCTCGGATTTCTTTATAAACAGGATGGATCATTAACTGTCCTTTGGCTGACCAGGTCAGAGGTGTTGTTAAGGATAGTTCTATCATCTGCATTTTCATTAACTGTGAGTACAATGGCACGATCTGCATCCCGATCTTATACAGAACGGCTTCGTCCAGGTATTTGTAAGTTTTGTTAATGGCAGAATAGAGTAACTCCAGGTATTGTGTCTGGACAGCACATTTCCCAGAGTGATTATGCGGACATCGTTCAAGCAGGGGACACGTATCTGGGTCACATTCCTGTACTCCATCCCAAGCATGAAGGGTTACTCCTTCTCGTATTTCCCCTTTGGACAGGGTTAGATCGCCTATATTTTCCATGGATTGTACCTCCTATAGCTTCTGATATAACAAAGCTATTATCAGTATGTCAAGAGGTTTGTCTTTTGGGTACTTTTCCTGGGCTCCCAAAATTCGATTTGCCTTT